CATACTCATCGTATGCTTCTTTAGCTGTACGTCTATGGATTTCAGCCTCATCGACTGCTGAGTGGTACTGGTCTATCCAATACTTAACGTTCTTCTTGGCAAGACCATCATCATCAAAATTTGGATCCTTACTCTCATTCGTCGTAATATCCTGGGTCGTCTTTGAGTAACTCATCAAATGTCATCTCGTTTAAAGGCTTTATGTCAACTGGGGTCTTACGCTTTCTTACTATCGGTCGTTCCATGCAAGCAAGCCTAACTGTATCTGGAGCATGATCCTCTAAATCGGAATCAACATCTTCAAAGTTATGCTTGTCAGGCTGTAATGAGGGTAAGGTTCTTATGGAGTGGATACAAGTATCAAAAAACACCATGAGAGGGCCTAAACTCGAGCCTACTAATCTGGAACGTACTTGCTGCCATCCAGGTATTCTTGATGTATCGCCTCTTTTCATTGGCACACCATTACGATAAAAGACTTCTGCCATCTTTATACCGCCTCTATCCTGGAAAGGTAGAGAGTCCGTAGTAGTAAAGCCTATGTCTTCGTCCCCTGTGCGGCGAACAATTCCAGCGGCTATATCCTCGTTCCGCATGCCGATTCCCTTATTAGGTTTATCAGGCACCATCCCGTACCACTCACGATAGCAAACTAAGCACCCCTTGGGAAGATAGACAATGCCATTATCTGAGTGAATAGGTCTGCCATCTGCTACTGCAAACCATAGGCAACAGAATGGATGAGCTGAACCCCAGTCAAATGACCTGAACTTATACCAGTCTGATGGTATGGCAAAAGGTGGTATGACGTGCTGCTTATGGCTAAACTCTGTGAAGAATGCTGATATCTGCACGTCCCAATCACCCTCCATCCATGCTCTAACTAACTCTGGGTTAGACTGCATCTTGAGGTTATCCACGTAGTACGGGTCATTCTCTAGCATTATTTTATTATCTGTGAATCTTGATGGTATGTACATCCTGACCCTATTTCCTGTTGATTTCTTAATCTTGATAGGCTTAAAGCCAGAGGGTGCTGGGTCTATAAATCTACTCTTAATCCAGTGATGACCTGGACCACCAGGGTTAGCAGTTAATCTTATTCTAGCTGTTGGTATTGGTACATCACCACTTCGGCAGGTGGCTAACATACGTAGATATACGTCGGGGTCTTTATAGTTCCCTGCCTCATCGACTCCGACAAAACCGTAAGAATGGCCTTGATAATCCTCTGTGTCCTCTACTGTCTCTAAGTTACGAAACTTTAATGATGCACCATTAGGCCACCACCATGTTTTAGGTTGCTTTTCGAATACTGCACCAGTAGCTGGGAACATCTTGTATGAGTCCTGTATTAACTGCTCTAATTGTTTATATGAGTGACGGAAGATAATACCATGCCACGCCTCACCATAAGTAGGCACGTCTTGTAAAAAGTCCATTAGAATGTAAAAGCTTTTACCACCACCACGAGCACCACCATACATTAGCTCATAACACCAAGTAGCCTCATATGCTGCTAATTGTGGTCCAGGTTGAGGTCTGAATGAGGTTAGTTCAATTCTTCTGGGGGTATTGTCTGCTTGCTGTATTCTTTGAGCCATTCTTCACGAGTTAAAGGTGGGGGTGAATCTATTAACTTATCAGGCATTTCTAGAGAACCGCTTATCTCTTGGTTTATAGTGTCTCTCCATTCTTGTTTGTTTCTGTTTTTTAACCAAAATATACATGCTGTTACATCTGGTGGAAATTCTTTATCGACCCCTATGTATCCCTTAGCACGTTTAAACAATGATTGTTCTACTTGTGCGTCTGCTATTGCTTTGGCTGTTTTTAAGGTATCAAAAAACTCAGGATGAGCTATCTTCCAATTTTGTATGGTAGTTATAGTAACTCCAATATCTTCAGCTACTTGGGCGTCTGTTGCCCCATATTTATATGCTGCTAATGCTATCTTTTGATTTTCTTCACTGAATTTAGTCGGTCGACCTGTTTTCTTCTTTGTCATCGGCTGGTTTTAGTTCAAAACAGGCTAGTAAGTCGTTAATACAACTTGCTACTGCTTGGTTTCCTAACTTGACTATATCAGGTGCATACGATTCTAGCCAGACCGAAATTTTTTTCATATCTACATGTAGTGTTTCTGGATGTTTATCCTCTGTGTCTGCGCCTTTAATCATCATTTTCCTTTACATTTAGAGCAAGGTTCCTCTGTGTCTATGAGCGTTCCATTTACCTCAACGCTCCCATACATTATCCCATCTCCTTCACAATATGAGCACACCTCTTTTTTTAGTTTCTTAACCACTTCATTGTTATATAGTATTTGCAAGCAGCGTTTAATAACTTGGGAGCGATTCTCCCCCCATGCTTTTTGAAGGTAATCTATACAGCCTCTGTCTTTATCTGATGCTCTAAAAGAGTAGAACTTATCACTCATTTAAATTATCCTTATATTTTTCATAAACATGATCTGCATTGCCCGTATGACAAGATAGACAAGTATACTCATAAGGATCAAACCCTGCACATTCTGGATTATCCTCCGTATATGGTTCTTCGCAGCACTCGCAGCTTAGTTTATCACTCATTATCTACCTTGCTAATAATAAACTAATTCTAACTCGTATCTTCTGCCATAACGTTGGCTTAAAGCTCATAGCTTTATACGTAACACGTTGGTTTTGTAGGCTTTTCTTCTCTATCTTCATTTTGTTTCTCCAAAAACTAGGGGTTATTCCCTATAACTCTATTGTATCACACAGGTACTACACGTCAACAAGTATTATATACTTTAGTGGTTTCTGTAGAATGGTTATTCTAGACCTAGTTTAGTTCTATATGGAATGCTCACTGGTAATTTTTTATCTTGCATGACCTACGCTGTTTGTGTATCTTTGCTTTTACGAAGTTTTGTTTTCGGGTCTTATATTCTTAATAACGATCCAAAGTATTGACTGGCTGCCTAGTAGTTCATAGGGGGGCAGAAGCTGATTTAGTTCAGGAGTAAACGCTAGAGGGAGAGGGTTTATTTGAGGATAACAAAATAGAGTTCTCTGTTATAGCAGAGTTTACCAGGCAACGGGTAGGTAGTTGATCCTACATAATAGCGACGTCCTGGTCCAAAAAGTCACACCCTAATTTATCGTAGATAAAGAAAAGGGAGAAAAACTCTAGTATAAGTTAATCCCCCCAGTCTAATAATAATGACCCGTTTGAATGTAGCAACGCTCTATAAGATCCTCTTTAATTTATGACAGAGGGATGCTATTCGTCAACCCTAAATCTGACATTTCTTTAAATAATTATAAATAAGTGGGTATTCGCTGCTAGGGTTATACTATTGATTAACCTATTAGTCTTTTAAATGCCTCTTTCGCTTGTTTTGGAACCACTGAGTTACCGAGGCATTTAATTCTGTCCACCCTTGAGGGTAGCCCATTAACCACTCGACCCACTGAGGGTTCAGTTGCCCACCTGCATGTGTCGCTAACGTCTTGCTGTTTCTCGCTAACTCCGATGGACTCTTGCCGTTGTCCTTGTAATCCCTCGCTGCTGGTGTCGGAAAAGCTGCTGCATAACTCTGCAACGTGCGACCGCTCTGGCTCTTGGCTTTTGGATTGTAAGTTTTCGTCGCTCCCCTTGGGCTTGCGTCTGGAGTTGGGAAAAATTGAACATGCCTCGCTCGACCTATTGATCCGTTCGTCCCCTTTCTGTTGTACTTTCTTAAGTTCCCGTTCTTCGTTACCTTGTACGTGTCGTGTTTGCTTATTATCGCCCCCACTGTTGCGTCGCTTTTTACTGGACTTGGCAAGTAACCACCATCTCTTTCTAAGGTGGGGTGCTCCAACGTCCGCAGCGGATATAATAGTCCATCTACAATCATAGCCTCTTTTGGTAATTTCTGCGGTGACTTCTCCAAGTCCTCTAGTAGTGATAGCTGGGACATTCTCCAAGAAGATAAACGTCGGTTGAACTTCATCGACAATGCGCATGATCTCGAAAAATAATCCGCTTCGCTCTCCTGCCAAGCCCTTTCCATTTCCTGCAACGCTAATATCCTGACACGGGAACCCTCCGTAAATAATCTCTGGCATGACTGGCAAATTTTTTGCTTTAAGGGTTGTAATATCATCCCAGATAGGGGCTGAGGGGATGGCTCCTGATTGCATTCTTGATAACAATACCCCTTGAGCGTATCTGTCGATCTCACAGTATGCGATTGGGCGCACCCAATCTTTAAGCCCTTCGCTGAGCCCTCCGATTCCTGAAAATAAGTCCAGCCCATATATCATCCTATTATACTATCTTTAAACGTACCGCTCCCTCATCGTTTCTGTGTATGCTAAACTTCTTAGGTGTTTGATCCGCGTCTGCCCTATATCTTCTATTTCTGTGAGTATCCACGAATAACATAATAACCTCCTTGAGATATGTACCGTCGCTATCCATTGAGAGAGCGTCACAGCACCACCCGAAGCTAAATTCTTTTTCTGACCCTATGGTACTAGTCATCCAATAATATGCGTCTACACAGCTACTATGAGCCTTTGGTGGGTTAAGAGCATCTATAATAGCTCTCTCTAGTAATTTACATATTAGTTCTTTCTCTGGGGTGTACTCGCTACTCGGGTTCGTTAATTCTAAGATCTGTAATGAGGTTTTCATTGGCTGGTTCGTTAAACATGAGATCGGATTGTATTCTTCTAACATTGTTGACAACGCTTGATTGTGAGGCTTGTCTGGCTGCGTATTTTTTGCCTCTAAGTGAGGGGGTACTTTCTTGAATAGCTCTCCTGTCTCTAGAGATTGTGGCAGGTGGGGTGATTTGACCATTTATAAACCTTTGTAATAGTTCCTTAGCTGACATACTACTTACAACGTCCATACCGCCTAGCTCTTTTACCCAGACGTTTGATATTAATCTGCGATCATTGTCTCTTAGATCCTCATCTTTTTCAAGAAGTTTTTTCACTATACCTGCTATTTCTGATCGCATTGATTATCTCCACTTATCTTAGTTAGTAAATTACTTAATAGTTCTCTGTTACGTTGTGCCTCAATAGGACAGTAGGTTTTATGCTCTGATTGTTTAGCTTTGAACTTACTAGCTGCTAATCGTGTTCTTCGGATTGGCCCTGCTACCTCTAGGATTTCCGCTACTGTGGGCTTAAATCGACTGGTCTTAATGTGCTGGTCGACTGACTGCTTAATATCGCTATAGACGTAGCCTTGAAGCTGCTCTGCCCATAGCTCTGCAACGTCGTTGCTATAAGCAAACCCTGGATAAGCAATAGATAGTTTTCTCAATAGCTGGAGTATTAGCTGGAGTCTTTTTTCTCTCATAGTGAATAAGAAAGGGCAGAAGGACAATATTTAGTCATCCCTCTGCTGTTTTTGCTCTTGGAGAAGCTAAACGTTTATATCTGTTGCAGCTTCTGCGTTGTCGTAGGCATCATCTGGCACACTATCCCAGTCTGGCATCTCTCCTACTACTAAGTCTAGATCCTTCTTAGGGGCTGCTTTTACTTCTGGTCTATCAGCTGGATCTATATACTGCGATAGAGCTTCACTATATGCGCCACCCCAGGTCTTACTATCTTTATTCCATCTACACCCCAAGTCTTTAGCTGCTTGCCTGCTGTCACTATCAGCATAAGGGATAGTGTAATTATATGTTTTCTCATCCCCGTCTAAGTTAAAAGCGCTACCCTTTTTAGGTACTGCTGCTGACTTATAGGAGTTTACCATGCTGGCTACTGCTTGATCTGCTGGAACTCCTGGGGCACTCCCCATCTTTTGTCTAGCACTAGTCTCTTGTTTTATTACCTCTGACATATCCTCAATGTCTTGAGTAAAAATATCACTTGCTGCTGTAGCTGCTAGCGTCGTATTAACCTTAGCTCTTTTTTCTGCCATTTTTAAACAAGTGTTATAATAATCAGCTGGATTGTCATGCTCTACTTTATGCATTATCACCCACTTGCCCCCAGCCTTCTTAGCTGAGAATTGAGAACCCCCCAGTAAACTAGAGTCTCTAAACTCCCAGTAGTCACCTGGTACTTCTCTCCCTGTGCTCTCTGTACGATATCTAAATTTCCCTTCTTTAGTAGTACATGACCCCATACCCTGAGCAATTATATTACCAGATGCAATATGTCTAAGAGTACATTTAATTCTATACTCTCTATGCTCATTGCCTAACTCGACTACTTCTGTTTCTATTTCAGGAGATAACCTAAACATAAAGCATAACTTCTCTGCCCCTGCTTTTAATAGCGTTGGCTTATCTCCGCATCCTGGGATAGTACCGAAGTGAGTATCTAGCTTCATATGTTTAGACATTAATAGCTGTATTTGTTGCACCTGCGCTCCTACTTGCTCGACGCTATACTCTCCTGCGATTGTTAGCTCTTTATTTTCGTTGCTCATTTCCCTTCTCCTTAAGTTATGCGTTCTTAATGAATGCATTTAAAATTTTAACTTCTCTCTTACTAATCATGTTCTTATTAAAACAGTCTTTAATGTATGTTTTATAATCCTTTACTAAAGCAGGTGATAAGTCATTTATCTTAAGCGAGTTATGCAACACTGCTGTTATTATAGCATCAAATAAATCTACTATATCATGCGATTCTATGTATTGTGGGTGTACGGGTTGTACCATCTTATTTCTCCAAAAAGTTTAACTAAATATATTGTATTACTTTTGTATTGCAAAGGCAAGAGAAAAGATCTATAGTTTATCCATGAGTAAGAAATATATATACCCAAACCCTTTAAGTTTTAGATTTAATAAAGACGTGATTAAGAAGATCGAACGGCTTAAAAAGAGATGGAAGAAAAATAAAACACAGACTGTCTCTCAGGCTATAGATGACGCATACGATCAAGAGTTTAAGTAATGAGATTAGAAAAACAAAAGCAAAAGCAGCCACAAGTTTGTGCTGATTTGGAAGTAGAGAAATTTAATTATAGCCGTAAGCAAGTGAGGATGTTCTTAGCAGCCTTGCTTGTGGTGGATAGAATTTTAGGAAAAGAGAATGACTAATACACTAACCTTTTTTAATAAACCAGAATTAAAAGCGGAGTTTTTAGCTAAGGCGATTGCTCATAGAAAAGCTGATAATTTTATTCAGGGTACTTACTGGGCGAATGGCAAAGGCTGTGCTGTTGGCTGTTTAGCTGAAAGAGAACACAGTGCCCACAGATACTTAGCAGAACAAACTAATGTGCCTGAATGGTTATACCAATTACAAGATTCAATTTTCGAAGGGCTGGAAATTGAAGCAGCCAAAAATTTTGTCGTAGAGTTTTGTAGGACGTTGCCTGTTGGTAAAGACTTAAGGCAAGTTAAGTGGGATTTTCTTCTGTTTATTCTTGACGAGAATATTGAGAGAGTCAACGCGACAGAAACTACCGAACCTTATAAGCAAGGGGTGCTAGAGGCTCAAGCGTTAGTTAGAGAATATATATTAATGCCTAAAAAAACAGAGTCTGCTAGGTCTGTTGCTTGGTCTGTTGCTTGGTCTGCTGCTAGGTCTGCTGCTAGGTCTGCTGTTTGGTCTGCTACTAGGTCTGCTGCTGAGTCTGCTGCTGAGTCTGCTGCTGAGTCTGCTGCTTGGTCTGCTAGGTCTGCTGCTTGGTCTGCTGCTGAGTCTGCTGCTTGGTCTGCTAGGTCTGCTAGGTCTGCTGCTGAGTCTGCTGCTGAGTCTGCTGCTTGGTCTGCTAGGTCTGCTGCTTATCTCAACTATAAAAATAAATTAATTGAACTTTTAAAAGAGGCAAAATGAAATACCTACTACCACTCGCAGTATTAGTTTTAGCTTATGTGCTTCACATAAAGCCAATAGCAATCATGGAATGTGTACAACCAGAGTTTGTTAAATATGAGGTTAGAGAATGAATTTTAATTACATACCATTTATACAAGAAATATTAAGAGAGAAAATCAGGGAACTAGATAAGGTGAGTAACTCAAGAAAAAATAAAGAGATTAAAACTAGAGCACTTGATGATATTGAAACTTTAACAGAGAGTATTCACTTTTTGGAGAAATATAAAAATGAGTAAATATAAACATGGACAGGAATTAACAGTAACAGAAGGAAAATAATGAAAGATAACAACTCAGGCAACAGGAACTCAGGCAACTGGAACTCAGGGAACAGGAACTCAGGGATGTTTAATACAGATGAGCCAAAAGCTAGGCTGTTTAATAAAGAATCAGACTGGC